CATGGAGTCAATTTTCTCGTGAAGAATTTTTTGACGGAACAGCGTGGAATCTAACACATGAGTACCAAATGAAATGATAGAAGTTGACAACTGGATAACCATCGACGGAGACATAAGTCTTAAAACTGCTGAACGCAGAGGCAACGGTGTAGTTGCCAATTATCAATTAGAACAATTAAAATTAGCTGTAAGACACTGCAAACAAACTAGGCTAGCAGTTGACGTTGGAGCACATGTCGGCATTGTGTCTTATCAACTTTCAAATATTTTTGAACAAGTTGAAAGTTTTGAAATTAATCCTGATTTATATCCGTGTTTAGAAGAAAATTTGAAAAGACAAAACTGTAATAACGTAACTTTGCATAAACACGGTTTAGGGCACGAAGATGCTACAGTAGCTATTACTCGTAAAGCAAAAACACTAGGCACACATATTACACCTAGAGCCACTGGCGATATTCCTATAAAACCTCTTGATTCATATAATTTCGAAAATGTAGATTTTATTAAGATTGATGTTGAAGGATTTGAAACAAATGTTATCAAAGGAGCATTTGAAACTATACGAAAGTATAGGCCTGTAATATTGTTTGAATGTAAAGAACATGGCGAACGCTACGGTTTTAGAAATATAGAACCGTTAACTATTTTGCGTCCTTTGGATTACGTTAAATATGAATATGCTGACGCACAATGTAAGAATATAATTATAGGACCTAAAAAAACAAGATGATTTTTCATACTTCAGCTGATCCGTTATATTACAAAAACTTTTATAAATTTTATAACAAAAGTATAAAATTATTCTATCCCGATAGTAAATTATCATTTCATTATGTTGGCCACGATTCTAATATTATTGATGTGCCTATTGATGTTTTTTCTCAAGATAAAATTAGTAAACAAGAAATAGAAAAAAAATACAATACGTCTAACAGAAATACTTTAGGATATTATGCACTAAGTCGATGGATGAGTATTCCAGATACTGGAGAGCATGTTGTTGTTTCCGATGTTGACATAGTTGCAATTAAGAGCATACCAGATAATTATATTTTAAATATTTTCAAAGAGTACGAAGTTATTAATATTACTAGAAGAAAGTCCAATGGTTTAGAAGGCGGAATGGCTATGATGATAATTAGAGAAGATATAATCTCAAAGATTAATAAAAAAGCAGATGAAGTTTTAAATAATCCTACTTTGGCATGGGACAGTGATGTACAAGTTAGAACCTTTATATATGAAAATTTTAAAGTAAAAGAATTACCAGAAATGCACGTTATGGGCAAGAAATCTAATTTTGAAACTTTAGATAAAACTGAAAGAAGCTTCGTAATATACAAAGGCGATCGACTAAGAAAAATAGAAATTTTAAATAAAGTGTTAGGAAAGTTAAAATAATGAGAGAGTTAGTTGAAAATAGACAAGGATGGGTTTGGCCAAAGGACGATACCAGTTGTTGGAGTTATATGTTAAATCATCCTGATCTGCCTAAGAAGATATCTTCGCATGTTCAAAATAAAAAAGTTTGTGTTCAAGCAGGCGGTAATATGGGCTATTATGTTCGTCAATATGCAGAATTGTTTGACAATGTGTATACGTTTGAACCCGAACCTATTAACTTTTATTGTTTGAATCAGAATATAGAAAATCAAAATGTATTTAAATACCAAGCATGCATAGGAAATACTAGAGATTTAGTTAAACTAAAAATCAAAGTAAAAAATAGAGGAAAGAATCATGTTATCGGATCAGGAAATATTCCTACTCTTTTAATAGATGATTTAAACCTTACTGAATGCAATCTTATACATTTAGATATTGAAGGTTACGAGTTCTTTGCATTAAAAGGAGCAATAGAAACTATTAAAAGATGTAGACCTATTGTTGCTATAGAATTTTTTCAAAAATGTGCTACAAGATTTAATTATACACTAGACGATGTAGAAAACTTTTTGTTTGGATTAGGTTATAAACTTTTAACTACATATGAAGAAGAAAGAGTATACGCTCCATGAAAGCGTTCATTATAAGATTAAAAGAAAATGACCATAGTTGCAAGATGGCAAAGGATTGTTTTAATCAAGCATCTCGTTTTGGTATTAATAATATAAAATACTTTGATGCTATTAATGGTTTTGATAGTGATAGATATTATGAAAAATATAATATTAAACAAAAAACAAAACTTAAAAAAGGTAGAAAAGGAGTTATAGGCTGTTTCTTAAGCCACTACACTCTTTGGTTAGATTGTATTGCTAATAATGTTCCTTACTTAATTTTAGAACACGATGGTTATTTTATACGCCCGCTCCCAAAAAACGTACTAGATAATTTTGATGATGTTTTAAAGCTAGATAGACTAGACCCATTTAGCGATCAGTATAATTCTATTTTGGAAAAAGAAATAAACGATCCTGTCGGATATTCGAAATACTACAATAAGAATGCAAAAAACCCTGCTAAAATAGGAACTGGTAATTATTTTAGAGGTGCATGGAGTTATATTATTAAACCTCAAGCATGTAAAAAATTAATAACTCATATTCAAAAATATGGTCATGTAACTGCTGATCAACAAATTGGTGATTTAATTTTAGAAACAAAGACTACAATTCCTACTGTTGCAAGACTACATCCGTTTTATGCTGTAGGATCTAACATTAAAACTGCAAGTCTAACAGGAAATGAAGATTTACTTCTTTAAAAAGTATATTTAAATTTATCAATATCTTCTTCATATAGCCTATAAACTAAATTTTTTGCTTTAGTAGAATATAAAGATTTCCAGTCTATATTACTATTTTGAGATCTATTATTTTTTGGAAGCGAAGAAATATTTAGAAACGAAATTTCTTTTAATTCTTCGCCTAGATTTTCATACTTAATAATAGAATCAAAAGAATAACCATTAAGCCACGAGCTTTGACTATCTGAAATTTTAAACCATGTAAAATCCCAAGGTTGATCATTGTACAAGTCTAACCAGTTTTCTAAACTAGTATTCATAGCTGTATATTCTTTTTCTAAATTAACTAGATTAGGTATTAGTTTTTTGATTTTTTGTCCAGCTTGAAGAGTCTTAATAGATTTCTCAAGAATCACTTTACGAAATAAAAACCAACTAGTAACTCTATTCCAAGGATTTCTTACTACAGAAAATTTATAATAATTATCGATATTTCCTAATTGATTTCCAGCATCAGATATTGTACTATGATAATTATCGTTCTGAGTTCGGTCATTCTTAATAATTGTACAGTTGTATTTTTGAGAAACAGATGAAATAATACTATTTCCTGCTGTCTTAGGTATATGTATAAAGATTACCGGCGTAGGACTGTTTATTATATAACTCATAAAATTATTTATCGATTATCTACGCACATAAATATCTACATGAGCAAAGTAGTATTAGTTACCGGAGGCTTTGATCCCTTACACTCAGGGCACATTGCATATTTTAAAGCAGCACGAGAACTTGGTGACCATTTAGTTGTTGGAGTAAACAGTGATGAATGGTTAACACGCAAGAAGGGCAGACCGTTTATGCCCTTTGAAGAACGCACTGCAATTATCCAAGAACTAGCCTGTGTAGATGAAGTTATTGGATTTAACGACGGCGATGACAGTGCATGTAAAGCAATAGGACAAGTGCTCGCTACTAAAGGCAGCAGTTGGAAAGTTGTATTTGCTAACGGCGGAGATAGAACAAATAAAACTACACCAGAATACGCTACATACGGTAATACTTCTGATGTAGAGTTTGCATGGAAAGTGGGCGGCAGTAACAAAGCCAATAGTAGTAGTTGGATACTCGACGAGTGGAAAACACAAAAGACAGAACGTGATTGGGGATACTGGCGTGTACTAGATGATGCACCAGACAAAGGTTATAAAGTAAAAGAGCTTGTAATCTATCCAGGCAAAAGTCTAAGTGATCAAAAACATTTTGAACGTTCAGAAGAATGGAATATTCTTGAAGGTACAGTTAAAATGGATACCGAGTGGAACAATGTACAAAGTAGTATAACACTACAGCAGGAAAGTAGAACTTTTAATATTGGTAAAGAAGTTTGGCACAGAGCCAGTAATCCCGGCAATACAAATGCACACATATTAGAAGTACAATGGGGTGTGTGTTATGAAGAAGATATAGAAAGAAGAGACTGATGAAGGTATTTGTAGGATACGATCCCAGAGAGGATATTGCTTATCAAGTGTGTAAGCACAGTATACTAACTAGACAACCAAACGCAAATGTACGTCCACTAGTGCAAAAAGAACTACGTGATGCAGGATGGTATACACGACCAAAAGATAAATTAGCAAGTACAGAATTTACGTTTACACGCTTCCTTGTACCAGAGCTTGCTAACTTCAAAGGCTGGGCAGTGTTTATGGATTGCGATATGATCCTTACTACAGACATTTCTGAACTGTTTAATCAAGCAGACGACAAGTATGCTGTTATGTGTGTACAACATGATTACACACCCAAAGAAGGCATAAAGATGGACGGACAAAAGCAAACTGTCTATCCACGTAAGAACTGGTCAAGTGTTGTGTTGTTTAACTGTGCGCACCCTAGCAATGCTAGACTTACACAAGACATGGTAAATGATCCAGAACTTAATGGCGCATACTTTCATAGATTCAGTTGGTTAAAAGATGAAGAGATTGGTGAATTAGATCATACATGGAATTACTTAGTAGGCGTGTATGACGATATTGAAACACCTAAACTAATACACTACACAGAAGGCGGACCTTGGTTTGAAAACTACAGAAATTGCGAGTTTAGCTTACGTTGGAAAGAAGAATTGTTTGATATGATGAAATGATTTGTCTGAGTAAAAATTTAACCGACGAATATATAAACTTATTTGCACAAGGCGCCGATCTTAAAATACAAGAGTACAACGAAGACTTTGGTAACTCGCCTGTATTAATTCGTAGTATGGGCAAAAGAAAACTAATACACTGGTGTTGGAAAAACAAGCATACATTTTATTATATGGACAGCGGCTATGTAGGAAACTATAAGTCTACACAAAATCCTCTTGCATATAAAATGTGGCATAGAATTGTAAAAAACGATGTGCAACATAATGAAATAATAGACAGGCCAGACGATCGATGGAAACAGCTAAACTATCCTATTGGAAAACCTAAAAAAGGAAAACACATTCTCCTTGTAACGCCTAGCGAAAAGCCTTGTAAGTTCTACGGCGTAAATAGAAATGAATGGGTTAAGGAAACAGTTGATCAAATTAAAAAGCATACAGATAGGCCAATTGTTATAAGAGATAAATCGCCAAGACCCGAACGTGTTGTAAAGACCATTTTTGATGATTTAAAAAACTGCCATGCACTAGTAACATACCAAAGTATAGCAGCAGTAGAAAGTGTATTGTATGGTGTTCCAGCGTTTACACTAGCGCCTACAGCAGCAGATCCTGTGTGCGACAAGGATTTAAGTCTAATTGAACATCCGACTGTACAAGATAAAGATAAAATATATAAATGGGCCTGTCATCTTGCATACGGCCAATTTCATACTAGGGAATTTGTAGACGGAAGTGCATATAGGTTGTTAATGAATGAAAACGGTTAGAATTTACTATGCAGGCATTCCTGCTAAAAATACAAAAAAAGAAAAACGAGATGTGTTAACTAATTTCCATCTTGGCGTCGGCAATGACGGACAAAGCACCAAAGTAGAAACTCCGACTTGGACAGCTTCGGATCTAGCAGTTATGCAAGGATGGGTACATGCAAACAGTGATAACTCTCCTCATTTAAGATTTAGAAAAGAAATTATTCAAAAACAAAAAAGTATAGGCAAACATACACTTGCTATTGACAGTAATTTATTCCTGTATAAAGATCCAAATAATTTAAATCAGTATTTAAGATTTAGTCTCGATGATGTTTTTCCTACTAAAGGAATTTATTTTACAAGCAATATAGATACAAGTCGTTGGCAGAAAATTAAGAATGACTTAAAAATAGATTTAAAAGAATGGAGAATAACAGGAAATCATATTCTAATCTGTTTACAACGTAATGGCGGATGGAGTATGAAAGGGAATGACGTAATGCAGTGGTGTCACAAAATAATATCTACACTACAAAAAGTTACTGACAGACCTATAGTAGTAAGAGCACATCCTGGTGACAAGAGAGTAAAAGATTACTTACGACTTTCTTATCCTAATGTAAAAATAAGCAAGTCTCCTAACATAGAAGCCGATTTAATAAACTGCTGGGCAACTATTACATACAATAGCAGTCCGGGAGTAGCTAGTGCCATAGAAGGCATACCAGTTTTTGTTTGCGATCCTGAACCAAAAACAAGCCAAGCATATGATGTTGCAAATACAAATATAACTAACATTGAAAATCCTAACATGCCGGATAGGCAAGCCTGGATAGAAAAAATAGCCATGTGTCATTTTAATTTTGATGATCTTAAGAAAGGCGTTGCTTGGAATATAATTAAGGAATACTTATGAAAGAAATAACAATTGTAACAACCTTCCACTTAGAAGGACTTGAATTATACGGACAACGTTTTATAGATAGTTTTGCAGAAAGAGTAGACAAAAATATAAAACTACTTGTTTATGCAGAAGATTGTATGCCATTTAATCCCGATCCTTTACAAATAACGATATTGGATCAAAAAACTGCATTGCCTAAACTTGTAGCATTTAAAGAACGCTGGAAGGACGATCCTAAAGCCAACGGATTTCCTCCTGAAGAAATTAAACGTAAGCGTCCAAGAGATCATCATAAAGCATTTAAATGGGACGCTGTAAGATTTGCAAATAAAGTATATGCAGTATTTGACGCTTGTGAACGATCTAAAGATTGGTGTGTATGGATGGATGCAGACAGTTACATACACAGTGATTGGCCATACAAAGATTTTATTAGTCTACTACCTGCAGACAATTGGTTAACGTATGTAGGAAGAGGTAAAGCCGCTGCAACGTGGCCCGAATGTGGGTTTTATGGAATGAATTTAAATCATCCTGTATGTTATGAGTTTTTAAAAGAATTTGAACGCATGTATGAAGATGCAGACAACGGAATTTTTAATTTAATAGAATGGCATGACAGTTTTGTTTTTGGACACATACTTAACAACATGAAGAAAGATTTTCCTAACGTATTAGATTATACAGCAAATACAGTACTACAAACAGCAAAGACCGGCGGCGGAGGCCATCCGTTAATTAATACTGCACTAGGACGCTGGATGGATCATTTAAAAGGTGCGAGAAAGAATCTTAAAAAATCAAAAAAATCCGACATAACAACTAATCGCACCGAATCCTATTGGAGAAATACTATATGACACAATTTTCTTTTACTAATCCGTCTTTTGCTGCATTTACTAGTATGGACAAAAAATACTATGAACATTGCGGAAAAGCAATGTTATCTAGTTATAAGGAGAATTGGGTTAAGCAATTACCAATGTACGTATACAATGAAGATAACTTTACCATTAAGATTAAACATGTTACTTCTTTAAAATGGAATCTAGGAGAAGAATATCTCAAATTTCAAAACAGGCATACAAACGACAAAGTAAAAACTTTTGCTAAAAAAGGATTTTCTATTATCCATGCTATGCAAAATTTAACAGAATACGATAGGTTAATGTGGGTTGATGCAGACACAATTATTAAAGCACCTATTCATCAACAGCTATTAGATTTAATAGCACCCGACGATGTTCTAAGTTCTCATTTTTCTGTCTGGCATGAAAAGAACGATAAAATATACCACAGTTGTGAAACAGGATTTTTTATTTTAAATACAAGACATTCGGGTTTTGAAGAATTTAGAAGAACCTATACAGACATATACTATAACGACAAGTCCGAAGACTTAAGAAGATTCTATGATGGAGAAGTATACGGAAAAACTGTAGAATTAATGGAAGCAAAAGGACATAAGATGATGAATCTTAATCCCGGAAAACATAAAACACCTATTAGTCGTAGTCTAATGAATCCTTATATTACACATTACAAAGCCGGCTTAAAAGACAAAACAGATTTTTCACAATTTAACAAAGATGAAGTTTAGTTTATGGAGGAAATATGGATCGCTCAATAGTGGGCCCGTTTTTGATGCTTTTGCTGCTGGCGCCGCTAGCCTTGGCTGGCATTGTGTTGACAACGACCCTAATGCTGATGTGGATGTTATTTGGAGTGTTTTGTGGAATGGTCGAATGTCTCAGAATAAGGCTATATGGGATCGGGCACGTTCACAATCCA